TCTAATAATAACAGGTTTGTTATTGAATTGTGTGAAATTAGGTTCGATATTTTCCTGAACACCTTGACTTCCTTTTGGGAATTCAGAGCCATAAACGTATACTTTATATCCATTTGCATCAGGAGCTACGATACCCGCTTGACTATACGGATATACATTAATTGTCATTAAAGGGGCTGCAGTAGCACCAACAAAACATTTAATAGCAGCTGCACCAGCTGTCTTTGGTAATAACACAACAGTCATGTTGGGTGTTATCACGTTAGCAACAGGGCCTAAAGGACCTGTAGGTGTAGCAGTTGAACCAAGTGTTACAACGTTAAAGTCGCCACCTCCAGAGGGAGCCGCGGTACAGTCGTCATATGCAATATGTAGTCTATTTTGTTCGGACCAGACTACTTGGTCGCTTGTCATTGGAAGTTCAGCTCCAACCATTCTCAAGAATCCAGATAGGGTTCTATTACCATATCTTTCAACTTCAGCTTCATAAATTTCAGGAAGGTATTGTTGAGCAAAGTCATTATTACCATCAGTAAAACTTAAATAGTTATCTGAAGTTATTTGTTGAGCTTGAGAAGGAATTAAACTGCCAAATTGTGGAATTATAGGCATAATAAATTAATTTTAATTGTTATTTCCTTGTTTTAATTTTCAGTTTTCCAAGATCAGAACCACTAATTGCTTTTACTTTAATTCCACCTACAAATACATCTCCAGATTGAGTTTTTCTCGATTCTTGAGATATATTTTTAGATTTCTTTACAACATCTTTAACAGCATCGGCTTTGCCTTGCTCATAAAAATGTTTAGCTAAAGTATCTACGTTTCTAGCCGCATATAATGCTTTATGATAACCCTTGGCGTCTGTTACATTACCTTTATCATCTAAAAATTTAGAAATAAAATTTTGTAAATTACCTTGGGCTTTAGCAGTTTCTTCAGTATTTTTAACACCATATCTAAATTTTTTCTCTCCAAGATCGAAATCAAAACCTTTGAAATCTTTGTCGAATATTTTTTTAGTTTGTGTTTGAAATTCTGTATGCTGCTTGTTAGCGTTTTCTTGATCTTTTTTATAACGATTAAAGAATTCTATAGCTTGTTGTTGTTCTTGCGTTACTCCGGGTCTCAACTTGATTTCCTTGTAATACTTGCTTTTAACTTCTTCTAAAAACTTTTTAGCGTTTGCCACTTCTTCTTTATAAGCGAGCTTTTTCTTACGGATGTCTCGCTCAACATCCTCTTCTTCATTATATTTGAAATTATCTTCCATAATGAAACTAATTTCCTCATCATTAAGATGTGGTTTAGTTTTTTTATAATATTCTTTTAATAAAGTATTATCATCAACCTTTGAATAATCTGCATTTAATCTCGCATAATCATCTATATTCCCTCCAGTTTCATTCATAAAATTAACTAAGTCTTGTATATTCTCAGGTAATTCTATTTGAGGAGTAGTTGATTTTTCAACCCCTGTTTCTGATGTATCTTCAGGTGTTTCTCCAATTTCTACTATTGGAATAGAATCTTCTTCTACTTTTTCTTCACCTTTTCCGGTAGGTTCTGTGGGTTTGTCGTGTGTTTCTCCCACTCCTCCGCCATCTTCGGATACTTCCAATGCATCCACCTTCTCTGTGCTTGACTCCTTAACGGCATCTTTTTCTGTTTTAGGTTCTTCTTTGATTTCTACTTTAGTAGGAGTAGTATCTACTACTTCTCCTTGTTGTTTTTTTAAGTCTACTTTTACTGGTTTATCATCCAGTTGGTCTTTGATAGTTTTCTTTTTAACTTTCAAAGTACCATGGTCTTTGTTTTTTGCCATAATAAAATATAATAAAAATTAATAAAATGCTATACCATTCCTGAATCAAACTGGAAGTTATCTAATGCTCCAGATGGTTCTTCAAAGTTTATTGGTAATGAATCATCCTGTCTTTGGGATATCATTTCACTTTGTTGGCTAGCTTGTAATTTAGTTCTTTGATCTTTTCGATCTTCAATTTCAGCTTCTTTATCAGCTGTAACTTGATTGGCGAGTTTAGCTAATTCCATTTGATATTGGAATTCTAACTGCATAAGCTCTTTTTTAATTTGCCCTTCTTTTTCAATTTTTAATTGATCTAATTGAGCTTTTCCTTGTTCTATTTGTAATTGTGTTTCAGCAACTGCTTGTTGTTTTTGAACTTCATACATCGCAGCTTGCTCTGCACTTTTAGCATTTGATTCAGCTTGCAATTGAATATTCAATTGTTGTTGCTGTAACATTGCTTGTTCTTTCTTTTTACGTTTTAATTTTAGAAATTGATTAGCTAATTTAACATTATTAATTTGTCTAATATCAATTGCATCTTCCAAATTAATACCTTCAGTTTGTAAAGCAATTTGAATATTTTGTTCTAATTGCATACGTTCTTCTTCATCAGGTTCTAATTCTAAAAATATACCAAAATCATGTAAATTTAAATTTTGTATTTCGTCTAGAGTACCAACATTAAAACTACTTATAGAAGATTTTAAAGCCTCAGCTAATAAATCATGCTCTAAGCAATCTGCTAATCGTAAAGATATATTTTCCGCAATTCTTAAACCTAAATATAAAGCCCCTTGTAAAATATGCCTTGTTGCAACATTAGAATTATAAGCTGCTAATTTTTGTACACCTACTAATGCTTCTGGGTCTGGGGTACTAGCATCTCTAGCTTCATTTAATCCGGTCACATCTCTTATCATTTGAAGATAATAATTATATGTAGTAATTAAACTTTGTAACTTACGACCTGCAGCTGAGGTTTGTAATTCTTGAATAGGTACTTTAGCCCTATTAGGATCACCATCTTGTGTTAAAGATCTTCCTACTATCGACCCAGTTTGGAAATACATATTTAATGCTTCCTGTGGATTGTAGTTTGTACCATTACCTAAATCAACTTCAGCTAAACCATCAACATCAACAAATACCCCATCAGGTACCATCCTAGCTATAACTTGTTGAAGTTTTAAATGAGTTAATTGAATCATATCTGCAAATCCTGTAATTCTACTTACTAAAGATTCTACTCGTCCATGATATAATCTTGGAGCACAAATAGCATAATTCATTTTAACTTTAGTATTATCAGCATAAGGTCGAGTCATATTAGTAGACATTTCCCATTTAATCATTTCATTAATTCCCAATATCTTAGCTCCTGTGTATAATACTTCAATGCTTCTACCAACTCTTTCAAAATTATCTGTTTCTGGCGGATCAAAAGTATCTGGTTTTTCTAAAGCTTTTTCTAATCCTTGATCAGTATGTTTTATTTTAAATACTTGATCCATATATGTTTTATATTCAAAAAACATTACAGCAACTACATCTGGTGCTTCATTCCAGTTCCTTAAATAATTCATTTCCCCTGGAAATTTTTCAATTTTCTTTAATTGAGCATCAGTTAAATAAGGAAATTGTTTTTTAAGTTCAGACATACTAATCATCTTTACTTCCCCTACATAATAAAGATCTTGAAAATTAGGATCTGTGCTATAAGAATAAACAAGGTTAGCAGGATCAACATAATCTACGGTAATTCCATTGGCATCCTTAAAATTAGTTTTAACTGCACTAATGCCTAATATAACTAAATCTTGAATTAAACGTTTTTTAATTTGGTCATATTTATTTTCTGCTAAAACTTGACTTATAGCTTCTTCTTCTGCAATTTCAATAGATTGTTTATAACTAAGCTGCATATGAAGCTCAAGTTCTTCTTGATTTTCAGGTAAATTTTCTTTTTCCCCCGAAGCTGATAGATTCATTCCTAGTTGCTTTTCTGCTTTTACTAAAAATTCCTTCATCATCATATCCCTCATTAAATCCTTTGCATAATTAGTTCGTTGTTTTAAACTTTCAGGATCTTGAGAAAATGCTTTAATTTCATAATCTCTATCGGATAATCCATTTACTACTATATCTACAAATTTAGAAATAATAGGTACAGGTTTCCAATCAAGATTTAAGTAAGATAAATCTCCATTAATAGATAGTTCATCTTTATATTTTTGAATTGACTGCTCACCTCGCGCATACAATCTTCTATTATGATACTCTGCATAATTAGTTTGATATAAGCCAGTACGGGTAGTTGCAGCTCCATATCTATTATTGCTAAACCATTCGTTCTCTATCGCTCTAGCCACTTTTAAGCCGTACTCCCAACTATTCTTTTCCTCGATAGGTACCACCTGACTAGGAAAACCACTTAAATAATTAGTATCAGTTCCGTTCATTTATTGTATAATTTTTGATGAGTAACCAGAATTATTATATTTTTTGAACCCTAAAGGTACTTTATCCCTTATGTATTCATTAACTGGTTTATATTTATTTTTATTACAAGCCATAATTGCTAGACCTGAACTTATAGAGGCATCATGTCGAGTTCTATTAAACATATTGAATTGTGCCCAATCTTCTAAAGTACGTTGAAAATAGGTGTCTCCCCATTGTTCATTATTATATCCTACATAGTTTTCAATATAACTTTCAATAGCTGCAGCGTGAGCTTGTCGTATATCTTCACTGGAGTTTGGTATTCCCCCCACTTCTCTTTCAGTAACAGATAATTTAGAATATATTTTATCAGGTCGATTTATAGAAAAACCCCTATATCCTCTTCTTTTTAAATAATATAATAATCTTGGTTTATTATTTTCTGCAAGTATTGGCATTCCATAAAAGACTAAAGCCATTAATACATCTTCAAAAAATATATCTGCTGTTTGAGGTCGTGCAATATATTCTAAAAAGAATCTATTAGGAGGGCAATCATCCATAGTAAATTTTGTTAAGCCATGCAAAGCCCCTTTAGATCCTTTACCATCAGTTGTTCCTGATATATCATAACTGTCACAACCAAATGCTCCCATATGTTCATTGCCAGGACATTTTTTGCCTTTTTTTAATATTATATTATTTTGCAAATGATTTAATGGAGTCCAAGTAATCCAAAATCTACCATTAATATTAGGCATAAATATTACCTTAGTATCTTTTATACCATCTTCCCATTGAAAATTACCTTTACTTAATAGTGGGGATGTTAATAATATTTCTTCATTATAATCTATCTGTTCATAAATTTTAGTTAAATTAAATAATGATTGTTTAGTTTCATCCCTGAATGCATGCTTTGTAGTCCTCGGGAATTGTCTATAAAATTCATTTAATGAATCAGGATTATTTTTTAATCCTTCTACTTCATTTTCCCAATAATTTATAACCCCAATATCTATGATATTGCCATGGGGACCTTTAACCGTTTCTTTGGGTGTATCGAATACAGGTATGCCATAAGCATCAATGTATCCTTCGTAGTTCCATTCCATAGGTATGAACAAACTATAGAGTCCTGAGCTAGTCTGTCCATTGCGATTTCTTTTTGTAACATCTGATTCATCATATAATCTTTTAAAATTATCTCCACCTTTAGCTAAAGCATTACTAGTAGATCCCATCATACATTTTCCTACTATTCGACTACCTAGTCTTAAAGTAGTTTTAGTTACCCTCCAATTATTTAATATATTGTTAGGCCTTTCCCATTTTCCTGATTCGTCATGTACTAATAGTTTTAATTTTTCACCATCATAACTATTATCACCCGTATTTTTCCAGTCAATTGTAGTATCAAGACCATCCAAATCTTCAGGCGTATCTCCTTGTTCAATCTTTCTTCTAGTAAATTTAGAAGCTGGAACCCTATATGCTAATTCTGTTTTAGGTCGATCCATACCATCTTGAATCGGTTTAAAAAAGAAAGGATAATTAACTGATATAGGAACAACCTTATCAGTGAACATCTTTTTAGCATCTGGTCCAGTTTTAGATAATATTCCATATCTGGAATCACTTGAAATAGTGGCTAAATTTACAACCTCTCCTGAGGCCATAAAAGAGAATCCTGATCTACGATTTTTAAGGTAACACATTCCATAGCATCTTGTGTCTGCTTTGCAAGCCTCCCAGAATATAAAAAATAATCTATTTGCTTCTCTATAATCTGGCGCCCCAACATCAATCTTACTCCACTGTAAGTACATATAATGAGTACCAGTAATATAAGTATCAATATTCTTATTTTTAAACCAAAACCCCTCATCACGTCTTTTAAATTCTTCATCTATATAATCGTGCCATTCTTCTTTAAATTCTTGAGGATAATGTTTCCAATCAAAAACTGTTTTGATTCTATTTAATTCTTTTGGATAATCAAATTTTATCCATTTATTTTCTTTAGAACTATAAATATTCTTAGATTTAGGTAAAGCTATTTTAAGATTTTGGATTTCATAAATATCTCCAATTTCCCCAGTCTTACTAATAACTATAATATCATGTTCTTTATTATAACCATATTCCCATTTTTTATAACGATTTAATCGTTTAACAATTTTGGGTTTGATATAATTATCTAATATCTTATATAAAGTTTGTTGATACATTATTTAGACCTCCCTTCTGCAAAACCTTTAAAAGTTTTTTCTTTTTTGGTTTCTTTGGGTTTATCTTCTAACATATTCTTTTCTTCTTCTAATCTATTTAAGATTTCAAAAGCATCGAATATAGCTAACTTTTTAGTAGCAGCAGCATTTTTTAGTCTATCCGCAGATATATCATCATCGGAATCTACAATAGGTTCTTTAGCTACCTTAATTAACTCCTCAACGGCTTTGTGCCCAGCGTGGATTATATTCAGTTTCGTATCCTTCGTACTCATGCTTAATAATGATATTTTTTGATTTCATACAATATAATAATTCTTTATCCACAACAAATTCCCATTCACGTTTAGGAGGAAAACTAATTAAATCCCCTGGATTAACTCCCTGCGCAGTTAAATATTCATTTCCGTATTTTAAAATACCAACAAATTTTTTATCTACAGTATTATCTAGAGGATTATCATTTTTAATTGGTTTTACAAAACAATAATCGCCAAAGGTTTTCCATTTGTTATTTCTTTTGTACAAATATATTTGGTCAGGTTGTGCAAAATAAAGATCTTCTGTAAAATAAGAAGATGAATTTCTTTCATTTCCTTTTTGATCGAACCATCGTCTAAATATATTATGGTGTACTATAAGAGTATCCCCTACTTTAATTGGAGTTTTATACTCAGTAGGTATAGATACCACTTTTGCTTGTCTGCTAATAAATGTGAATTCTTCAACAGAACTATTTATAATTAATTTTTTACCATCAACTTCTATTTCATTATCGTATCTACGATTTAAAGGAGTGATAATAAATTTATATAAACTTTTCATTAATATTCTAAGTCATATTCAACAGATATAGCCATGTGAGAATTAAATTTCTTCCATGGCAATACCTCTTGCTTTTTCATTATAAATATATTATAAGAAGAATCAGGTTCATTATAAATAATACTATGAATAGTATGACCTCCATATACCTGCTGAGCTACAGAATAATGCATGGCATCATTCTTATAATCAGCACCTATACTGATTTTTCTTATATTAGAAGTCATTATTCCGCTTTTTTAAGTTCGGTTTTTTCTTCTTCTGTAATTTCAGTATATTCTCCAGTCTTAACATTAATATTTACAGCCCCATATTTATCTTCTAATTTCTTCTTAAGATCATCCATCTCTTTTTGGAATTTAGATATAAGACCTAAGTCGTTGGCTTTTTGTACTTCTAAAAATCCAATATTAGTTAAACGTTGCTGAAGATCACTTTGATTAGTTTGAATTTCTTTTAATTCTTCTTCTGTAATTTTGTTTTCTTTTTTACTCATAATTTGATTTTATTTGATTAATATTTACTTATTTATATTCACGTATTTTAACGTATTTTTACTTTTTAAAGATGCTCGTAGCCTTTTCGGTTGTACGTCCGCCGAAATAGGCTAAAACGACGGCCATCATGACCTTCTCAAAAGTATCATTCCATGTACTATTTATATGAAATGGTATACTTTCTACACTATCTAAAATCCCAGCTAAAGAAAAAATAACTATACACCATACTAATACTAAAGGACGTACATTTTTACTCATCCAAGAATCAGACATTGAATCTGCTTCCCATCTTGAAGTAATAGCTTCTAACTCTTTACTTTGTTGATCATATATTAATTGCTGTAATTTAACTTTATCTTCTGCAGCTGCATCTGATTTGGTTATTTCTGCTATTGCTTCTTTTGGAGATGTAACACCTCGCAATACATTTCCTAAAGTAGGATTAATAACTGAAGCAGCCCCAAATAAGAGTTGCCCGACAGTTGTATCTTTAAACTTTTTTTTGTTTGGCATAAGCTTCTTTTTCCCAAGGTAAATTTTTATCTCCTTCTGTTATTTTAGATCGATCATACTTCTTTCCTTCAAAACAAATATAATCATCATCCCAACTAAATCTACCTTCTTTTATTTGTTGTACATGTATTTTTTCATGCTCTACAGTATCTTCCTCCATATCATGGGGAAGTTTCTCATTAAGCACTATACTACCATTTAATAATGTGACTCCATGCGTATGCCCATCTTCAAAAGGAGCTCTATACACGGGTGTATTGTCTACCTTATAAGGCGATCGCATTTTGAAAGCCATTGTTACTTAGTCTCTCCTCTGTCTTGTGGCATATCTCCGCCAATCTCTCTTACTGCTCTAGCTCCTTTTACTGCGTCAACATCTTTAGTATCTACATCAACCCCATCTTCATGAGCAGCTGATTTTCTATCTCTAAGGTCTCTATCTTCCTTATAAATATCATCTTTAGCATCATGAATTAATCTTCTTTCATGATCCATATCCATTCTTAAATGGTGGTTTCCACCGGAATATTTTTTATAATGTCCCATTTTTTAATTGTTTTTGTTTGTTATTGTTTTTGTTTTAATTGATTTATTTTTTATTTTTCCACGCATCAATCCATGCTTGTACGTTTGATTTAGGTGTGCTCATAATTATTGTTTTTATTTGTTAATTATTATTATTTTAATTTTCTAATGTACTACTTTTAATAAATCACCAGTTCTGTAAAATGCACCAGCAGTTAAACTTGCCGCTAAGGCAGCTGCATTATCGGTATATTCTACTAAACCTATAACTTGTAATGAAGCTGTAGTGTTTTGTGTCCCTATCCCAATTTGACCATTATTATTTAAAAATAATTGATTATCATTTCTAGTACTTGTACTTGCTTGAGTTTGTATATTTAAAGTACCCCCACTTGAACTACCTGATCCAACATTTACTACCTCCAAACTAACAATTTTATCACTTTGATCTGTATCATCTCCAGTTCCTGGTCCTGCATACCACTCCATACGATTAGTATTGCCAGGATTATTTCCCATATCTCTTAATCCTAATAATGTATTATCATAAATATTAGCACCACCTTTCACATAAAGGTAAGGACCTGAATGGTTTACATGAGGAGGACTATTTACTACAAAATTATTGACATAAATTACTTCAATACCTTGAGCAGCTCCTCCAATAAGTGAAGCAAAATCATAAGTTATTCTAGAATCAGTTAAAGTAGAAGAAGCGAATGGAGCATCCCACATGGGTAAAACATATTGCGTTCCATTACCACTAACCCCTCCTGGAGGAGCTATCCAATCTGTCCCTGTTACGGTAGAACTTAATACTTGTCCTGCAACCCCTACATCTCCGCTACTATCTGTAAAACTTCCTCCAACAGTTAAATTACCTGCTGTTACAGTTAAATCCCCTGCTGTTACGATTGAGTCCCCTGTTGTTACAGTTAAATCCCCTGTTGGTACAGTTAATCCAACCCCACAAGTTGTTAATCCTGCTACAGATAAATCCCCTGTTGATATAGTCAGGGTTCCAACGCTAAGAGAAAGATCTCCTGTTAAAATACCACCAGCTAATGGTAAATAAGGTCCACCTGTAGTATTTATAAAATCAGCTGAAGTAATTCTTACATTTGTATTAGTGGCAGTATTGTACCCCACTACATGGGATACATTAGCAGTACTTGTTTCTAAGTTAAATTGTGAAAACTTTAAATTTGCCATTTTTATTTATTTTATTCGTGAATCATTAAATCAACCCCATTTTCAAAGAGTAATATATTATTCCCAGTTTGGGTTATGATGTAATCTGTAATTGGACCGGTAACACCAAGTGCATTAGGTACAGATAATATCGCATTTGCATTTCCAAGTATTGTTGCCATAATTATTTATAATAAAGCAATAATATCGTCTGCAGTTGTGCCTGTGAAATTTACCCTCCCTACGTTAATAGGAATAAATGAAGCATTTGCTACATTAAATAATGTAACAGCTTTATCTAAAGATGTTTGTATACTTACATCTCCAGCAGTTCCTACATATAATAAAAACGCATTTGGTTCAGGATTAGCTTGATATATCGTATAGTCCTCGGGAGTACCTACAAAAATATTAGCACTCAAACTAAGTAGTTCTTTACTATCTATTGCAGTCACAGTAGCAATTAAGTTTGCGCTTTCATTGTAAACAGTATCACCAGCTAATACTGCAGGAATAGAAGTACCAAATCCAGTAAAAGTGGCCCCTGTATCTGCTAATTTATCTGGTACAACGCTAGTATTAGCCCCACTTGCACTTACATAAGGTTGTGGTATATTTATAGTATCACTAGGAATTACTCTAAAAGCATTACTAGCTTGATTCATTGTTTCGTTTGGTAGTGTAGCCATTGTTTAAATTTTATTGATTTTTTTGAGCTTTCGATGTGATCGGACCCATTCCGCTATAAGGAACTTTTCCTAATTTAAAAGGCATTCCCCATATACCATTACTAGCGCCTTTAGCCATAGGCATTCCGCTAGGGTCTAATGGAGCTTCCCAAATATATTGTTGTCCGTAATCTTTTCTTTCTTTTTTAACTGTTGCCATAGTATCTATTTTTATTAAAAGGGAACATATTGTTTAGTTTTTCCCTACGTTTTCCGCAACCGCAATCCTTCCCGGTTTTGGCCGCTACTTTATCAACAACTTGTTTAACACCAGTTGCCGATGTAATTTTATGTATTAAATCTCCTGCGCCATTCATATCTTAATTTCTATTTCTTGAACCAAAATTAAACAATCCCCCAGTAAA